TCTCTTTCTTGTTCTAACCTCAATACCGCAGCTTTATTAGCATCTTCAGTATCTAAGACTAAAAATTGTTGGTTTAATCTTCTTATCCTTTCTTTAGAGTCTTTATTTGCTTTTTCTTTTGCTTCTCTTAATTGTTTTTCTTCATCAGTTTCTTCCCCTTTTTCATCACCAGTTACACCACTAATATTAATAGATGGTAAATTTACATTACGTAGATTTTCAAGATTATTAGATAAGTCTAAAACAGCACCACTTGTATCTTCAATAGCTTCTGGGTCTAATGCTTTATCAACTTCTTTCTTGAAATATTTTACATAGGGGATTGTATAGCCAAAACGTGAAGAAAATTTATTAAGCCCCTCAATAACTTTATTTAAAGCACCAATAGTACCATTTGCAAAGTTTCTAAAACTTTTTGATAAAAAATTAATAACTTTTTCTTGGTTTTTTACTAGATAAACTAACGCTGCAATTAGACCAGCTACTGCCATAATTACTAGACCAATTGGATTTGCATTTAAAGCAGCATTAAATAGCCATTGTATTGCAGTTGCAGCTTTTTGAGCAACTTGCCACTTTTTCATTAAACCAATAAACATTCCAGCTTTCGTAATCATTCCACCAAATAATAAAAGAGCTGGGCCTACAGTAGCAATCCACATTGCCCATGAAGCATAATTGTCTTGAGTTGCTTTATCCAAACCAGTCCACCAATTTGTAAGTGCTAAAACCTTTTCAGTTATTGCTTGCACAACTGGTGCTAGTGATTCCCCTAATTGAGTTCCAGCAACCTTTAAACTATTGATTGCTTGTTCCATTTTGAAAGCATCTTTGTCAGCAGTAGTAGCAAAAGCATCACCAACAAACTCAGCAGATTGCCCCATTGCATCAAGATTGTTTGTATAGGTTTGTGTTTGTGTTCCTAGTACCCCTAATGCACCTTTAAGAGCTTGAGACTTTGTAAAAAAGTCTGCCATTGGTATATTATTAGCTTCAAATTGAGTTTGAAGATGTTGCATGGTAGCCATCAAACCTTGCTCACCCATCATGTCTTTAACTTGCTGAGCTGACATTCCAATTGCATCTAGTGCTTCAGCTTGCTTTTTAGTAGGCTCAGATTCTAACTTAGCAAATGTCATCATAATTGCACTAAGACCATTTGTTGCTGCAGTAGCATCACCAGTTGTAGCAGTATATGTAGATATTAAAGCACCAACCTCATCAAAACTTATTCCAAGATTTGAAGCAAGTCCTAATTGTTTACCAAGTACGTTAGATAATTCTTGAGCGTCAAACATACCAGTTCTAACCATTACTCCAAACTTATCTAGAGCCTCAGATGCTGTTAAAGTTTCTTCACCATAAGCATTTTGAGCAGCGGCCGCCACAACAGCCAGACTTTCCATATCCCCTAAACCACTAGCCGAGCCTTTTGCGACATTATTTAACGTCTCCATAGCATTTGCCCCTCTCAAACCAGCAGACTCCAAGAAATAAAGCCCCTCAGCTAATTCAACTGGACTCTTTGCAGTCTCTTGAGCCATATCCATTATCCCATCTTTCATAACCTCTATCTCGCCACTTGTTTTACCAACAAGAGTCTCAATTTTAGTCATTGATTTTTGAAAATCTAAAGATAATTTAACAGAAGCAACTCCAGCAGCTACAATAGGCATAGTGAAATTGGTAGTCATAGTTCTGCCTAAACCACTAACTTGTTTGCCGAATTTTTTTAATCTAAAAGAAGCTTGAGATAGTTTAGCATTGAACTCTTTTGTTTTTGCTCCTAGTCTTACATTTAATGCTGCGTCTCCCATTTTTTAAATTTTACGTTTCTTTTCAGTTTTCTCTAACTCTAGTAATGTTTCTTCTAAAGTTTTTATTTCATTTTCTGGCTTTTCTTCCCAGTCAAAAGGTAAAAGTTTGTCAAGACTCATTTGTTTGCCTTTTGGTAGATTAACATTAATAAGTAAACACGTGCTCCACCTAGTCCTTATCCACTCTTTTCTATCCAAGTTTTCAGCATGAATAGCAAACCCGTCAACTGCGTTCCAGAATGCGGAGGGAGTTAAATCATACAACTCTGAATATGTCATTCTTAACTGCCCTAGACCTAGTTGCTCTATCTTATCCCAAGTCCATTCATATTCTACTCTCTCCGCTTCTACTTTTTTCCCTTTCCTTTCTTTTTAGGTTTATCTTTACCCATTTGCTGAGCAAAAATTTCCATACATCTTTCAATAATAGTCATGTCAGAGTCTAAATCATCAGCCAAATCTTCAACCTCATAATTAAACTTTTCTTTTGTAACTCTAGCCCCATCTTGAAGCCCACAATAAATTAAGTGAACAGCTACATCAAAAGTCATATTATTCCCTAAGTCTTCCATTTGACCAATACTTATTCCAGTCATTCTACTAAAATGACGTAAAGCATTAAATCCAAACTTTACAGCCATTTTTTTACCATTTACATCTACATATTCAAACATATCTTTCGTGTGTTATGAGCTTAGTAAGGGGCAAACCCACGAAAGGTAGAATTGCCCCAAACTTCACTCTAGTTAATATTAAGCCTGCGTACCTTTTGATAATGTAGCAGTCCCCTCAAAACTCATTGAGTAAGTCATATTGTCTTCCATTGGAGCTGTTTGCTCTAATGATGTAATATAACATTCTCCGCCATAATATATATCACCAGTAACATCAGTATTAATTTCAATATATAATGGAGTTCTAGCTGTCATTAAATCGAAAAAATCTTCATAATTTTTAACAGCACTACCACTAGCATCTAGCATAGCATAAACCCCCTCACAAGAAACTGACCAAGATTTTTGAGCTTCTAATAATTCTCTCCAACCAGCAGAGCCTTTATTAGATATGTCTCGAGTTTCCATAGAAAAAGAAAGTGATGCTGACGTAGATAGTGCAATTGTTGTTGCATCTGCATGAGTTGTCCCAGTTTTAATAACTGCAAGAGTCCCATTTATAACGTTATTTGTTGCCATTTTATTTTCTTTTTTTTAATTAATTATTTATCTTCTTTTGTTTTTTTTACCTCAACCTTTTCAAATTTTGTTGTTTTTTTTGCTTTTTTTTCTACATCTGGGTGTTCAACATATCCTTGCTCTGCAAATCTTTTAGCTTGTGCATTACTTATGCCTATTTCTGCCCCTATTTCATAGACTTTCCCACTATGGTCAGTCCATTCTTTGATTAATTTCCACCAATTTTTTTCCATTTTTTTTATTTTAATTATACATAACTAGGCACAAACCTCACAGCATAATACTGATTTGTCTGATACCAACCTCTATTACTCAAACCATCATCAAACTCAAATGAATTATCTTCATTTAAGTAGTCAATACTCTGCACTTCACAACCTCCAAAAGTCCCAGCTCTTCTATCTAAAGCACCTCTAACATTTTGAACTAATGAAGCTAGTGTTGTTGCACTTTCAGCTAATACTTCAACCTTAATAGTCGCTCTATCAATTGTACTTCTACCAGACAAAGGCCCAGTAGTTCCTTTTGTAGCATAAGAATCTGTTGAGTTCTTATAAAATATTATCTGAGGCTGTTGATATGGAGTTGACTGAGTAGCTATTGATTGATTTACTCCAAATGTAATATTTGCACTGTTTAATTGAGGATAATTCTCTAATATTGAATATATTGCTTTTTCTACTGCCATTATGCTGCTATTTTAAAATACCCTCTTCCCTCAACTTTTACCATTTTTTTCAACATTCTCATAGTATTTTTTTTCATTAAATTGCCAACCCCTTTTGATGTTGCGATAAATGAATCCATTACAAATGTATTTGGTGCTACTTTATTTTTTCCTCTATAACCAGCTTGAACAAAGTGCATGTGCCAACCTCCTTTTTCTGGTTTTGCCCAGACTCCTTTTTTATATCTAGGCCCTATATTTAATGCTGGATAACGTCTAGTTGATGGTGTATTAAAATACCATATAGACTTTCTTAATTGACCAGATTTTATTCTAGCATAAACTTGACCCATTCCTTTTGGCGCTCTCATTCCTTTTTTAAGCTTTGCAGTTCTGTAAACATCAAAAGACCTATTCCCTTTAAGTTTAGGTGCTTTAGACCTCATTACTTTAACAACTATTTTTGCAGCTGGTCTTAAAACATCTTTTTCAAGTTTCTTTTTATCTTGCATAGACAAACCAATATTAGCTAAAGCTTCAGATACAATTTTTTGTCCCTCTAGTTTGAATGTTATCATTGTTGTCTAAAGTTATTAGTTTGCAGTTCTGTATATAAAATTTTATACTTATCTCTTCCACCATACTGGCTCACGCCAATTATATTATAATACTGAGTCTCACCATATATTAATGAGCCATCAGCTTGTACTGGATAACAAATTCTCATATTGTTACCAGTTATTTGTTGAGAGCTTGCCCCTCTATTTCTTATAGTAAACTCAACTTCTTGGAATGAGTTAATACTACTATTTTTTTCTTTCGTGTTTGCGTCTTTATAATCTACTTTTGACCAACATACTATCTTTTCAGCCCAAGTCTTTGTAGTTCCTCCCATATCATCTTTTGCAGTAGTAGCATATTGTACTGTAATACGTCTATCAAATGAGCCAATATCTAACATTAGTTAAGTCCTAAAGTTTGAACTTTAAATCTATCCATTAAATAAGTTGCAGTCATTGGTATTTTTCCAACACTACGACCTACTACAGCAACTTGCCTATTCTCATACCATTGCCCCACTAATATCAAGCATGCTTGTTGTAAAGCTAGTGGCACATCAGCGTCATTATCATATCCAACATCATAGCTAACCTCTATTGCATTTACTTGAGCAGCAATATCTGGATAGCCATCAATCCCCTCTAAGTCAGCTAACCTTATTCTCATTGGTGATGAGTATTTATCAAAAATATAATTTGAAGCAGCCCAAGTTGTCAAAACTGGAGGCTCAGCGTCATTATAATACTTTATATGACTAATGGAAGCTTTACCACTATTTACAACTGGAGAAAAAATAAGCTCAAAAGTATCACTCCATGTATCGCAATATTGAACTACACCAACTTCCATGATTTTAATATTACAATAATTTTCTATTACTTCTTGAGATGCAAGTATAAGATTACTAATGTATGTATCATCTTCAGTATGGTCTACTCTTAAATGATTTTTTGCTTCTGTTAAAGAAACTATTTTAAGTATAGATGGTGATGCTATGTATGAACTTCTTGACATTTTATATTTTTATTAATTGGTGAAGATTGAGGGGTATTTCACCCCCCAAAATCCTCCAAAATTTAACTATTAAAGTACAGTAGTATATTTAACAAAAGAAGCTCCAGAAGCAACTCCCCAGTCAAAGTGGTTATTCATAACTAATCTAACTTCATTGTTAGTAGCTCTAGAATAAGGGTCAACTAAGATATTACTAGGCCCAAACTGTGCAAAGTAAACTCTTGAGAAATCTCCAAATAATCCGTCAGCAGACGTAATAGGAGGCCCACCAGCAGTAGCTGGAGCAGCGCTAAAGTAACCATCGTATCCCATTAATTTATCATCAACGTAAGCTGGATAAACAGAAGCAACTTGTGCAGCTGATTTTAATGGTGAGTATAAAGCCCAGTTATTTACAAAAGCTAATCTACCATCTAAACCATGATTGTTTGCAATAGTTTGAATTGCTTCTAAAGCATCAGAAGCAGCTCCAGCAGCACCTCCAGCAGCAGACTCAGTAAAAGTCAAAACTCCAGCAGTTGCAGCTATACAGCCAGGAGCATTACCTACATTAGCAGAGCCAAACATAGCAGCGTCAATTTGTGTTGCCATATTACGTCCTAAATCATTCATTACAGATGCTTCAGCAGCAGTACCATTTTGAGCTAAAATTACATTAGATAAGTTAGCGTATCCAGTTAATCTTTTTGGTGTCAAAGTTATTTTATCAAAGTCAGCTCCACCAT